CTAGCCCCCGTTCCATGGCTAGCTGACATGCGTCCAATTAAGGATGAACGGACGTTATGTTATTTCTTAGGGGGTCTACCCTTCTTTGTACCATAGGTACCTTTTCCTTTAGGCATTTGGGATCACCTCCGTTGCTGCGAGATCTAATGGGAAATTGTGAGCATTACGCTCGTGCATTACTTCCATGCCAAGATTAGCACGGTTTAATACGTCTGCCCAAGTGGGGATAACCTTACCACCTGTAGCTAACACGGACTGGTTGAAGTTGAATCCGTTGAGATTAAAAGCC